CTAGCCGAAAATTTTAGACACACTATCATGTGCCTTTAATCTCATTTCGTCGGTATAGTGAATGTACGTATTAATGACTGTATCAACAGTATCACCTAATAAGGACGCTACTGTTTTTATATCAACACCATTTGCTAATAGCCTTGTAGCATAGGTATGTCTTAAATCATGGATAGAAGTGTTTGGTAAATATCGTTTTATCATCACTGATACTGCACCAGTACCGCCAGTTGGATTGTTGAACAGATATAATCCGCTGGTGGTATTTTTATATTCAAGTAGTATATCAATTAGTATTGGCGGTATTGGTATTTTCCTGTAACTGTTTTTTGTCTTTAGGTTACGGATCATATATGTACTTTCACCGCTATAAGCGAATTGTTTATTCACATCAATAATAGCGTTATCTAAATCTATATCATCCCATGTAAGCCCTAGGATTTCGCCGTACCGCATACCAGTATAAGCAGCAATGGAACACACGATATAGTATTTGTAATTGTGGCCTTTTAACGATGTTAATAGGTGTGTTACATCATCTTCACTTATAGCATTGATTTTAGCTGTTTGTGTTTTATGCAGCCGCTTAATATTCTTACAAGGACTACTATTAATGATTCTATATGGCGATACTGCATAAGCGAATACCTTTGTTATAATCGTGATGCACATATTCTTACTGGCTATTGATTGTTGTAAATCATTAATTACTTTCCGAATTTGTATTTCAGAAATATCTTTTACTTTCATATTGAAGAGTGTGTTGAATTTCTGAAATGCATTGTCATATGCTTTGAATGTAGAATATACATTTGCTTTGTTTTCATCTGTATATATTCTGTAAAACTCAATAAGCGTTATATCTTTTAGACTATCATCAAGTGGATTGGTGATAGTCTTTTTTAGGTTATCGACAATTTCTTGCCCATAAAGTTTAGCATCTCTTTGTGTGGCAAATCCCTGTTTGGATTTCTGTTTCCATTTATAGCCGTCTTTATAGCTAACTATAATTTGGAAGCCTCCGTCCTTTTTTCTGATAGTGAAATTGTATTGCATAATTCACCTCATATTACGTGCGTATAAAAGTTAATACCCTTTACATCGTCCATTTCCCTTGCATGAGCCATACGCTCGATTAAATCAACATTGGCGGTGTTGTACATATCGTCATGGATAATATGACCTAATTCGTGTAGTATTCCTTGCCTTTGTATATCTCGTGGCTTATTGCTATTAACTAGGATTGTATATGTTCCGTCATCATTTAGTTTTAATACCGCAGTTTGTGTTTTCCGTAATTTTATGTAAATCAAATTGATGTTCATACTATCATCCCCTTTGTAGGGTTATTGTACAAAGTAGTATGTGTATAAAATTTCTCATACGTTAGTTGATTAATGATCTTAAATTGATATTAGAAATACTACTTTCGATATCCATTAATTTAAAATTAATGCTATCTAAATATTGATTGATAGATGCTATGTTGCTTGTATTCGTTGCCACATTATCTTTTAATGCTTCAATATCAGATAAGTCATGATTTGATAATTCCTGTTCTATTGTTTTAATCCTAGCATCTAAATTGTTGATTGTACTATCAGCATCTAAATTAGCAACAGAATTTGATAGTCTATCTATCTTCATTGTTAGATTATAGGTATAAGCTGCTTGACCTATAACAACTAAAATTAGAATGATTAATAGTGCATATCCTTTTTTATTCATAGTAAATTCCTTTTTTAATAATTGGTTTTATCGTGAGTAATTAAAATACATATGATAAGATTTATAGAATATATACATTGCTACTTGATATGAGGGAGAAAAAAGTATCGCTTTACCTGCAATGGAATTATCAAATTGATGTGATAATGGTTTGGAACTAAGCATATTACCATTAAAGTCATAAAAAACAAATGTATTAGCTTTCCATCTTACTCCAGTATCATTTGCTACCTCTTTAGCTATCTCGTCTACATTCTTATATTTAATGGATAATTTTTCTATACTTCTTTCGTAATTGTAAAAAGAGGTTTGATTTGTTTCTACAATAATATTTCGGTCATACCACACTGAATATATAGTAGCGTTAATAGCGTAATAAGGCGGATTATATCTTGTTACAGAAATTGTTGAATTATCTACGTATGCTTCACGTGTTTCGTCCGAGTATACTAATTTGAATTGATTTGGATTATTACGGATTTCATTTATAGAAATTGCATTGATATGCAACGGAATAAGTATCATGCAAATTAAAATTATCAACCTATTCATAGTTATTTGCCCTCTCTCTTTTTTAACATTTCAATTGTATTAAGAACAAAATCTATATCGTCTTTAGACATATCTTTACTAGCATCAAATAATATACGTAAATCTGGATTATCTTTAATAGCTTGTGCGTATTCGGATACAGATGGATCATTATAATATTGTTCGTTTGTATCAGATTTATCCTCTATTAAATCTGATTTTTCTACCCCAAAATAGTTGGCTAACTGTTCTATTTTATTCATTCTAGGCATTTTAGTACCATTAGCCCATGTTGAAACAGTTGATTTGTTTAATTTTAAATCGGCTACTAAATCGGCTTGTGTCTTTTTGTTTCTTGCTAACAAATTACTTAAATTTTTGGCAAATACCTTTTTGTAATCAGAATTCATGATAAACTCCTATTCTTCTCGCCTGTATAATCATATATTAATACTTAAAGTAGTAAACTTCAATACTATTTTTTAAAAAAGTTTACTTTTAGTATTGACATTCTACTTTAAGTAAACTATACTTATAGCATAAGAAAGGGGTGATAAATTGAAGCGATTGAAAATTTCATTGAAAGCAGCAAGAGTTAATGCAAATTTATCTCAAGAAAATGTGGCAAAGAAAATGAAGAAATCTAAAGTTACAATCAATAATTGGGAGAATGGTAAAACAGAAATCGACTACGGAAATTTAACTGAATTATGTAGATTGTATTCAGTAACTATGGATGATATTATTTTGCCTTATTAGTCTACTTTAAGTAGAAAAAAGAAAGGGTGAATAAAAATGCTAGTACAAAATCAAAATGATTTAAGAGTGGCAAACAGAATGTATGGACGAAAATTGCCTACATTCGGTTATGCAGGCCGTAACGATGAGTACGGCCAATACTGGAGAAAACTCATCAAATCAAAATGGCCTAAACGTAATCAATCCAGATGGAATAAAAAAATTATTCTGTCTTGGGTAAAGTTGGCTAGAACTGCTGATTTACACGCAAGGAACGAGATGCGATGGAAAGCCTAGTATATACGGCTAACCAAGTAGCGGAACTATTTCAAATTTCGCTAACTGCAGTGTATGACCTAAGAAATAAAGGTAAATTACGCCAATTGCCTAATGTAAGCGGCGTGAGGTTTAGTAAAAAAGAGGTTGAAGCACTAGCAGGAGTTGAAAGTGAATACTCGGCTATTGGTTACAGAAAACTTAAAAACGAGGTGGAAGCATTAAGAGAAGAAAACAATCGTTTGAAAAATAGCATTAAAAAAATCACTGGCGATTTGCTAGTGATGGTTGGAAAGGATTTGTAATGAAATTTATATATTTAGTAAGAGCCATATCCATAATGCTAATTGCTGGTTCAATGGGTTCTGTTGAACTAGGAAAGATAGATGGATATACAGGGTTCTTGCAAATTGCGTTAGGAATAACACTTTCAATCTTGTCTAATTTCTGGGCAAGAGAAATAAAAAAAGCACGCTAGGCCGTAGGAAAGCAAGCGTGCTAGTAGAGAGTATGTCTTATATCTCTACTTGTATTTTAACACAAGGAGAAATAAATGGAAATTAATTTAACACCAGTTGTTAGTCAAAATGAACAAGTATTCAAATGGAATAAAGATGAAATTAAATCTTACTTTGAGGCACAGTTAGAAAAGTACAAAGGCCTTGTAGTTACGGAAGAAAACTATAAGGAAATGGTAAGTGCTAAGAATGAAATCGTTAAGTATAGAACAACGCTTGATAAATTCTGTAAAGAGAAAAAAAGAGAACTCAAAAGACCGATTGAACTGTTTGAGGAAGAAGTAAATGAAGTATTGAAAGTTGTTTACGATGCAGAAAAGCCACTCGCAGAACAAATTAAATACTTTGACGAAAAAGAAGTACAAGCAAAAACAGAAACCATCAACAAGTTTATAAAAAAGATGGTTGAAAAGTATAACGTTCGTGCAGAATATGCAGAACAACTACAACGTGATAAACGCTGGTTAAATAAAACTGCAAAGATGAAAGATATTGAAATCTCTATTGAGGGAATGATGATTGAGATTTCAAAAAGACAACAATCAGATGATGATTATAAACAAATCTTAGCAGAGAAAAAAGGAATGATTGAATTTGTTGTTGATACTTGCAACCAACAATACGAACTAGCGACACCAATCACATTTAATGAATGTTGGGATGCAGTAAAAGATATGCCACTAGATCAAGCTAGAGAATTTATCAATGCAAAATTTGCTGAACGTAATGAAATGGAAGAGGCTGCACGAGCAAGCATCACAAATGAACCAGTTGAAACAATCGAAGTTGTGGAAACAAAAAATGGTTTAACAGTAACTGTATATGAATTAACAGAAGAAGATGCAAAAGATTTAACTGATTTCTTAGAAATGCGTGGTTACAAATATAAAGAGGTATAGATGGATAGTAGATATAATGCGGTAAAAACTGTACCGCAATCAGCGTTAAAGGTAATTGACTTTGGGAAGCTTAAAGGAAAATATGATATTTCTCCTCAATGGCGATGGGAAATTTTAACCGAAACATATGGTATGTGCGGAATTGGTTGGAGGTTTGAAATTGTTAGTACTCAACAAGTACCGGTCGAAGAAACCAAAGAAACTATGTTGTATGTATTGGTAAATCTATACATCAAAGATGGTGATGAATGGAGTGAACCAATTCCTGGATATGGTGGAGATTTCTTAATTTACAAAGATAAAAATGGTTTTCACGGCAACGATGAAGCCTTTAAGATGGCCGTTACTGATGCACTAGGTACTGCAGCAAAAATGATTGGTGTAGGTGCTGATGTATATAGAGGATTGCAAGATACAAAAATAAATGCAGCAGCAGAAAAAGAACGGAAAGAAAAAGAATTTGATCCACACAATGCATACGGAATTGTTTTGAAGATGGCAAATGAACATGGGGTGAGTGCAGAACAAGTAGCACAACAAGCAACTAAAATGTTTGGAATGTGTGTTATCGATAACATTACGAGAGACCAAATGTCTATGCTTTATGACTGGGTAAAAGGTTATGAAGTGGACAACAAATAACATTGAACTGTTGCGTTCGCCACTCGGTGTAATGGTAGCCATACCAGCACCACATGACAATGATTTATCAAAGATTACTACTGACAAAGAATACACAGTAGAAATCAAACGTAAAACTAAATCAAGAAGTCTAAATGCCAATTCTTATTGCTGGCTTATAGCACAGAAGATTGCAGTTGAGTTAAGCAAAAATAGCTACACAACAAAAGAAGATGTGTATAAGAAAGCAATAAAAGATTGTGGACATTTCACATACGTTCCAGTCCGAGAAGATGCGGTAGAACGCTACATAACGATATGGAAAGCACACGGAATAGGGTGGATAGCCGAAGATGCAGGTGAATGTAAAAGCCTACAAGGTTATCACAATGTTATGTGCTACCACGGCTCGTCAGTATATACAGTTGCAGAAATGCAAAGACTGATTGATTGCCTAGTGGATGAATGTCATCAACTAGGAATACAACTTGAAGATAGCGATTACATACAATCGCTAGTTAAGGAGTGGGGGAATGAACAAGAGAAAAAGACTTGATGATAAACTCTACAAAATCACAAGACCGAAAGCTATCGAACGAGATAGTATAGACGGCTATCCATGTTGCGTAATATGTGGCGCACCTGCAACGGAAGTACACCACATATTGCCAAGAGGCAGGGGCGGTACAAGTGAGTTACATAACCTTGCGTGTTTGTGTAGATATTGTCATGAAAATTTAGCACATGGAGTATTTGCGAAAGAAACCAAAAGAAAGCTAGAAGCGATCATTGAAGAAAGGACAGATAAATATGAACGAGTTAATAATGATTAGAGCATACGTAGAAAATCGCATTGAATATTACAAAAAAGACCAAAATAGTAATACGTTTAATAATCGGATAATCTCAGAACTAAACGCAATTTATGCAATGGTTGATAGCGTATTAGATGCAGAAGAAAATGAAGCCGATGAAATTGCTAGTGTGTTAGCACGAATTGTATCACTAGGCAAGCCGTTAAGTGCAGATGAGTTTATCGAAAAGCTAAACAAGGACTAG